TTATGGTTTGGAGGATGAATAATGGCAATTAATAAACAAGGAGAAGCATTTAGTGCTGAGTATCAAGCGTACTATGATAAGAGAACAAAAGAATTTTCTGATGGAACAAAAGCGTTAGAAGCTTTAAGAGCAGTTAGAAATCAAAAATTAAGAGAGACAGATTGGTATGCATGTTCAGATATAACTATGTCAGATGATATGAAAACATATCGTCAAAAATTAAGAGATTTACCAAAAGATTATACTACAACAGATGGTAAAGATTTAGCTAATGATTTAGTTAATTTAAATATGCCAACTAAACCATCGGAGTAACCCATGTCAATCAATGTATGCAGTAACAGATCTATGGCATCTATTACTAGTCTTCCTTCAGGGGTCTCTGCTGGTAGCTTAGTATTATTAGAAACACAAACTGCATCAAGTAGCTCTACTATAAGTTTTACATCTAATATAGATTCTACTTATAAGGAATACGTTTTTAAATTTATAGATATACATCCTAGTGCAGACAATATTAATTTTACATTTAATATGAGTGCAGATAGTGGTTCAAATTATAACGTAACAAAGACTACAACATTTTTTGAGGCTTATCATAAAGAAGATGGCTCTGAGGTAGATTTTGCTATAGCAGATAGTAGAGATTTAGCACAAAGCACAGCTTTTCAACAACTAAATGGTGCTGGTGTACAAAATGAAAATGATGGTAGTATAAGTGGTTATTTAAAAATATTTGAGCCATCTAGCACAACATTTATAAAACATTTTATATCTTCTTCTATGTCAAATGCTCACAATGGTCATTACGCTTGGAATTCTTTTATGGCTGGATATGGAAATACTACAAGTGCTGTAGATGCAGTACAGTTTAAAATGTCTAGTGGCAACATAGATGCAGGAACAATTAAAATGTATGGAGTTGTATAATGTCAATTGTAACTTATAATAACAGAAGCATTGCAAATATCTCAGCTATTGGGGCAGCTAAAGCATTAACACATATTAAAACTGTTACAGCCTCTGGAGATTCAACTATTAGTTTTGTAGATGGTAGCAGTGACGTAGTGTTAGATTCTACATACCCTATTTATTTATTAAAATATATAAACGTTCATCCAGCAAGTGATAGTCAACATCTTAATGTAAATTTTAGAGATGGGGGATCATCTTACGATGCAACAAAAACCACTTCATATTTTGAAGCTGAACACGGAGAAGATGGATCTGGAGCGGCAGTAAATTATGTAACAGCTAGTGATCTTGCACAAGGAACAGGAGTTCAAAAAATTGCTCCTAATGTTGGGGGAGATGCAGATCAATCTTGTTCTGGTGAACTTTTTCTTTTTAATCCATCTTCAACCACTTTTGTTAAACATTTTATAATAAGAACAAATACCGTAAGATCAGACAATATAACTTTTGATACTCACGTTGCTGGGTATTGTAATGTAACAGCAGCAATTGATGCTATACAATTTTCTTTTGGTTCTGGTAATATAGACGCTGGAACATTTAAACTCTACGGACTAAAGGATTCATAATGAGTATAATTACACTTAATAATAGAGCAGTTAGATCAGTTACAACCTTTGGGTCAGTTAGCAGTGGATCTATGGTGTTTATTAAAAAATTGACTGCTAGTTCTGATAGTTCATTAAGTTTTGTTAATGGTAGTTCTGATGTAGTATTAGATTCTACTTATAAAGAATATTTATTTACGTTTAATAATATGCATCCATCTGCTGCTGATGAAATGTTTGAGTTTAATGGTTCTGATGACACATCTAGCCACAGTTATAATATTACTAAAACAACCACAATATTTGTAGCACATCAATCTGAGGGTGGGGGTGATACAGCCATACAATATCAAGCAGGAGATGACATAGCACAGGGTACAGGATTCCAAGATTTACAAGCCTATGGACAACAAGACACAGATAATGACTCATCTATATCTGGAACTTTACATTTATTCAATCCATCATCAACTACATTTGTAAAACATTTTATGGCTAGCTCTAATTGTATGGTAGATAATAATTATACAGTTAATACTTTTACTGCTGGATATTTTAATACTACAGCAGCAATTACAGCAATGAGATTTCAATATGGAACAGGCAACATAGACGCTGGAGATATTTGCCTTTACGGAATTCTATAAAAATGATACATAAATTATAAGGAGAAAACTATGCCAAGATATCATAATATAAACGGTAACAGAGTACAGTTCACAGCTGAAGAAGAAGCTGCGAGAGATGCTGAAGAGCAAGCGTGGGCAGACGGTGCTGTAGGAAGAGCACAAGCTAATCTTAGAGCTAGAAGAAATAGACTTCTTGCTGAAACTGATTACTATGCTTTATCTGATGTAACTATGTCAGACGACATGAAAACATACAGACAGAATCTTAGAGATCTGCCTGCAGGTAAAGATACTGTTGAAAAATGTGAAAATGCTACGTGGCCTACTAAACCATAGGTAAATTAATATGTTGCAAAAAGTAAAGTTTGCACCGGGATTTAACAAACAAGTTACATCGACAGGTGGTGAAAGTCAGTGGGTTGATGGTGACAACGTTCGTTTTAGATATGGCACACCTGAAAAAATAGGTGGCTGGTCACAGTTAGGATCTGTTCAGATAACAGGTAGAGCAACAGCTATTCATCACTTTGTAAATACATCAGGTATTAAGTATGCTATCTTAGGAACAAACAGAATTTTATATGCATACTCTGGTGGTATTTTTTATGACATACATCCTATTAAATCTACAACAACTTTAACAAGTGCATTTAGTACAACCAATGGTTCAAAGACTGTAACTTTAACTTTTTCGTCAGCACATAATATAAATAAATTTGATATTATATTATTAGATAATTTTACTACTATAACCAACTCTGGTTTTACATCTACTGATTTTGATGACAATAAATTCATGGTGACATCAATACCAACGGACACCACACTTACGATAGAAATGGACTCTAACGAGTCAGGATCGGGTGCATCTACATCTGGTGGCATAAGAGTAAAACATTACTACCCTGTAGGACCTGCAGTTGAGGTTGCATCTACAGGTTGGAGTCTTGGATCATGGGGCGGGCAACAAGCAGGTCAGTTTACATCTACATTATCATCAGGAATAAATGCTAGTGTTACAAGTTTAACAATGGCTAGTTCATCTTCTTTTCCGTCATCAGGTACAGTGTTAATAGATAATGAATTAATTACTTATACAGGTAATGACAATAGTGGAGTATTATCTGGTTTGACAAGAGGAGCATCAGGTACAACAGCGGCAACACATTCATCAGGTGCAACAGTAACAGATGCATCAAATTTCTTTGCATGGAACGCTGCAGCATCAGGAGATATTGTAACCGCACCAGGTTTGTGGTCGTTAGATAATTTAGGTAATAAACTTATTGCAACAATAAATGGTGGGGAAAGTTTTGAGTGGGATTCAAATCCTACAGGAGCAACAGGCACTAGAGCAACTATTATAACAGGAGCACCAACTGCTTCGGCGTTTAGTTTAGTATCCACTCCAGACCGTCACTTAATATTTTTTGGAACAGAAACAACGATAGGAACTAAATCTACACAAGACCCTATGTTTATAAGATTTTCTTCTCAAGAAGATATTAATACATATACACCAAGCGCAACTAATACTGCTGGTACACAAAGACTTGCGGATGGATCTAAACTTGTTGGAGCAATTAGAGGTCGTGACGCAATTTATATATGGACTGATACTGCATTATTTATTATGCGTTTTGTTGGTCCACCATTTACTTTCTCCTTCCAACAGGTAGGTACAAACTGTGGATTGATAGGACAGAACGCAGCTGTTGAAGTTGATGGTACAGCTTATTGGATGTCAGAAAATGGTTTCTTTAGATACACAGGTAAATTAGAATCATTGCCATGTTTAGTTGAAGATCATGTTTATGATGATATTAACACTACACCTAAACAACACATTAATGCAGGGCTTAATAACTTGTTTGGTGAAGTTATATGGTTTTATCCAAACTCAGGTTCTGGTGTTGTAAATAGAATGGTAGCTTACAATTATTTAGATTCAAGTCCCGAGCGACCAGTGTGGACTACAGGTACACTAGCAAGGACAGCATGGGAGGATTCTGCTATATTTGGTAAACCACATGCAACTGAATATGACTCAAGTGCAGAAACAGCAGATACAGATGTTAACTATGTTCATGGTAACACAGATGGTGCATCAACTTACTACGAACATGAAACAGGTTTAAACCAAGTTAAATTAGGTCAAACAACTGCAATTACAGCAAACATAGAATCTGGTAGTTTTGATATTGGTCAACAAGGTTTAGCTGGTGATGGTGAGTTTATGATGAAAATAAGAAGAGTAATACCAGACTTTTTATCACAAACAGGTAACGCAAGAGTTACACTTAATCTAAAAGATTTTCCAAATCAAACAAAAGCTAGTTCTACATTAGGTCCGTTTACAATTAGTAGTAGTTCAACTAAAATAGACACGCGTGCTAGAGCTAGAGAAATATCATTAAAAGTAGAAAATACTAGCACTAGTCAGTTTTGGAAACTAGGAACATTTAGAATAGACTACCAACCGGATGGAAGAAGATAATGGCAAGAATAGTACAGGCATTAACACAACCAGCAGAGGATTACGATCAACAAATACAACAATCGTTTGTTAGAGATGTGGATAGTATTGTGCAAAAATTAAACACAACGTATCAACAAGATTTAAAAGACGAGGCAGAAGCGGAGGCTTTTTTCTTTGGCTAATTCATTTGTAAATAAAAAAGTAGATCTAACTTCTACATCAGCTACAACACTGTATACAGTGCCAACAGCAACTACTGCTATTGTAAAATCTATATTAGTGTCAGAAGACTCTGGTAATGCAGATACCATTACAGTAACCATTACTGATACTAGTGATAATGTATTTAGTTTATTTAAGACAAAGTCCATATCAGCAAATGGCACAACAGAATTATTATCAGCACCTTTAGTATTAGAAGAAAGTGAAGTACTAAAAGTGACTGCAGCTACAGCAAATAGACTACATGTGGTCCTTTCGGCCTTACAATCTAAGCCTAGAGAAGTTACAACATAGTCTTGATTTACTTGTAAAAAACAAGTAATACTGTAAATTCAGGTGAAATGCCTGCCTTTTTAATATAAACAATATTTAACATATATGATTACAAGAACACAAATGCCAAGACAGTTACGTAATAAAGGTGGGATTACAAACGCAGTCCCAAGAGAAAAATATGGTCTTGGTAGTAAAATAAAAGAACGATTTAGAAAACTTATACCAAATGAATTAGCAGATATTGCAGTCAAAGCTGCACCGTTTGTTGCACCATTCAATCCTGGTATTGCAGGATTGATGAGAGGTATAGGTAGGTTTGATCAACGAGGTAGTATTAGTGATGCATTAAAACAAGGTGCCGCTACTTTTGGTTTTGGAGCAGGAGCAAGAGCATTAGGTGGAGCGCCAGATATTATGGGTGGTGGATTAAAAGGTGGTTTTACATCACCACTAGATGCAGAAAAAACTACAAAATTTAAAACTTTATTTGAAAGACAAAAAGCAGATATTGATCTTACAAAAGCAAAAGAAAAAACAGGACCTCTTAAAAATGTTGCAGAAAAAGCATTTAAAAATGTTCCGTTATCAGACAAGATACCTACAAAGGTAAAAGAAAAATTATTAGTAGGTGGTATTACATCAGGTGTCTCTGCATTGTATAGTTATTTTACAGGAGAGTTTGAACCACAAGAACCTGGAGAGAGTTTAGAAGAATACATGGCAAGAAGAAGAGAAA